CGTAACGTTCACCCACGACGCAAGAGGGGTCAAGTCCACGGAGGTGAGCTTGGAGCAGTTAGACAGCAAGCTACCACAATTCGTAACCTTCACCCACGATGCCAGCGGGGTCAAGTCTACAGAGGTGAGGCTGGTGCAGTTTTGCAGCAAGCTACCACAACTCGTAACGTTCACCCACGACGCAAGAGGGGTCAAGTCCACGGAGGTGAGCCCGGTGCAGTTATACAGAAAGTCGTGACAATTCGTAACGTTCACCCACGACGCAAGAGGGGTCAAGTCCACGGAGGTGAGCTTGGAGCAGTTAGACAGCAAGTAGTCACAACTCGTAACGTTCACCAACGACGCAAGAGGGGTCAAGTCCACGGAGGTGAGGCTGGAGCAACTTTCCAGCAAACTTGAAACATCAGACCTATTCGTATCATTCTTAAACACATCCTTTCCGAAGTAAATTAACTTCCCGCATCCCTTGAAAGTAATATCAGAGACACTACTGTCCCCAATGCTCCAATACGCAGCCAAGCTAGAGATAGAACCCATACAAGACGTGATGTTCCTGCAATTCCTAACCTCCATCTGGTGAAACAAACTATCCCCATAGGTATGGCTATAGGACTTAGATCCCGTTCCCGAAGCGTTTTCTGTCGTACCATCTCCCCAGTCTATCACATAGGAGGTGGTTGGAGAAGTGACGCTGATAGTACAAGATGTGCCAACCAGCATCATTTGTATGTTTCCGTTCTCCTCCGGTTTGAGGCTTGCAGGGTTTAAGGCCATAGCGACATAGACAGTCATGGCGGACGTTCCAACCGTCACCCGCCCTTTATAATCAAAATAGCTGGGATGCGTAATCTCATAGTCATACGTTCCCTTGGTTATCTGTAATATACACTCTCCGTATAGATTAGTTTCCTTGGATTTTCCGTTGCAAGAAACGGTAGCCCCATCGATTAGGACGCTATCTTGATTCTTCACCACAAACTTCACATCCACCACCGCGTACACCTCCAGCGTATGGCTCGTGTCATTCGTGATAGCCGGGAAATCAAACGTGTTGCTTCCGTAGCCCAACGCAGATACGGTTCCTTTCATCGCCTCGCCACCACGGATATAGACGTATCCGTTCGCGTCGGTCGTGTAGCTCTTGGTATCGGTGGTGATCATGGCTCCGGATAGATAGACGGATTGGCCGTAGACCTTTACCCGGATGGTACGCAAGGGGATGTATGTGATCGTATAGTCCTGCGTACGGGTTCCGGACACGAGATAATCGGCGGTGAAATCCTTGTGGTTGTCGCACTTGAAAACGATGGGGATCACGGAATCATCGTCCGCCGTCACCTTGTAGGTGTACTCGTTCACCTTCTCGTACTCATAATCCCCGCATTCGAACACGGCGTTGATAATCGTCTTGGATTGGGAGGATCGGAACACGAATGTCGTGATAGTCGGCGGCAAGAGGGTCGTGTAGGTGATCTCCAGCTCCGGAAAAGCCGCCCGGCACTTGGCTAGCTTATCGCTGGTAGCGGATATGGCGTGGAACTTGCCCGTTATGACGGCGGTCTGTACGTTATTGCCGTTCTCGTCGATACCACCGATCCTTATCAATTTATAGAGGTCGTTCAGGTTCGGGGCGGAAGTATTGATATTGATAAGGCGGACACGGTTCAACACCGGGTTCTTGATACCCAAGCACCGAGTTATAAGATAGAACACGTTGATCCCCGTATCCTCGCAAACGATCGTCGTAAGCCTCTCCACCCCAGCTATCTCGAAATAAGCGTCCGTAAGCTTGGATTGGTTACGGAGGGTTAAGCCCGTGAGGGTAGCCGGGAGATACAGCTTGGAGAGGATACCGGCGGCAGGCAACACCACGGAGGTGATGGACGTGCCTTGGGCGTAGACCTCCTCCATGTTCTCGCATCCGGAGATATCCACCGCCTGCCTCAAGTTCGGGCAGTTACGGATGTCCAGCTTGCGGAGCATGTTGTTCGTTCCGATCGAGAGTACGGTAAGGTTCGTGTTCTGATAGCCCGACACGCCGCTACCGATCAGCAGCTCAGACAGGCGGGTAGCCTTGGATACGTCGATCGTACCGGCGTACAACCCCGACATATCCCCCAGTGACTTTACCCGGCTCGCCCCATAGATGATCGTCTCGGTGTCATTAAACACGATGTCGGGGGCCTCGATCAATACCGGCACGTCCTTGTAGGTACGTTGCCCCACCATGTAGGAACCGTACTTTACACGGGTATACTGATCGGCGTACGGGATGATCGTCATGTTGGCCGACGGGGACACGCCCGTCCATTCCCGGGGCGTATAGAGACGCAAGGTCGCGAAATCCGAGAGGAAACTGCCCGCCGTATACTTACTGTCTATATAAAGGAAGCGGTTATACGTCCACCACTTACGGTTCTCGATACGGGAGCCTTGGGCGGCGTACAGGTAAGACCCGTTGCCCTCCTCTATCAGCGGGTCGATATACTTGAAACGGCCGTCGGCGTTGTAGATCGCCTCGCACCATTTGTCCGATTGCTCGCCGTTCAACACGGACATGATCAAGTCGTACGAGAGCAATCCACGGGTACGGATATCCTTGTACATCGCCTCGATCTCGGAAGGGAAACATTTCTCAAGGTTGTTCCACAACACGCTACTTTCACCGTTCCAGACGTTTAGCGTACCTATCTTGTCGTGATACTCTATATTGTATCCGAAAGCGATCAAGCCTTCGTTATTCAGGCCGAAACAGGTGTCGTTGTCGTAAAAGATAAAGATCCATTTCCCCTCCTCATGGAAATAGGTAAGGAACATGTTCTTCGCCCGCTGGTCCACCATACCGAACAACTCGGTGATAAGGTAGTAGGCGATCAAGTTATCAAGGTTGAAATGATTCCGAACCTCGTTCTTGAATTTCTCCAAGTTATCCTTGGTGGATACGACCCACGAGGTAACGGCCATGAGCTTCTCCGGCTTGCGGGTGCCCGCCTCGTACTCGGCGTTGATAGCGTCATCGTCCGGATAGCGGGACTCGAAATCGTTCATCCAGTCCGTCCCGGAGAAATCGGCGGACTTGAAGAGGCAACGATCGGAGGTGTTGTTCGAGAATTCCCAGCTCTCATCGCCATCAGAAAACCCAAAGGTCTCGGCGGTGGACTTGTCGTTGTTGAAATTATACTTACCCACGAACTCGAGCGTATCACTGGCCGTCTCACGGTGGAAGATGGCTATCGGGTAGCCGTCTACCGTTGTGCGGACCTCCTTGTTTGTCTTTTGGGGCGGGGTGGTAAGCCCCATCTCTATCAATAGGGAATTGATGACCTTGGCCATACCCGTGTTGTGCGTACCGGAAGACTCGGCGAAATCCGCTTTCACGCAAAAGGCGTTCACGGGGATACTATCCGCCCGTAATGCGTATGTGGGCGATGTCCTTCCGCTCTCCGTGTAGGTGATATCGGCCTTGAACTTGAACTTCCAGTTCTTCCTCGGATAATATTGGGAGGAGGTACCTTGCACGTCATTCTGGACGTTCTCGCAAGAGAAAGATCGCCCGGGTTCTTGCAAGTCCGTAAAATAGACCTTGTTTGTTTTCTTATCGCCTTTATAAGTAGGCAACGGCCCCTCGAAGATCAAGCAAGGCAATCGCTCCAACACCTTTTGATAGGTGATGTCCCCATAATCATTATATACTTGGTTCCGGTTGTAGATAGCCAGCGCCTTGTCGTAATCGTCCAGATCGCCTATGAAGTTATCGAGCATCTGGTATTGGTTCAAGTCGTTATCGTAGACACGGATGTTATACAGGTCGATCGTACAGCCCTCGCTACCGATCATGATATCCTGCGGAACCTTCTGCTGGAAATTATCCTCCGACGGATATTGCGCCGCCCCGGACATGATACCGTTGATGTAGATGTATATCAAACGGTTTAGCGTGCGTTTCTCAACCACGAAGGAGATGCGAACCCTCTCCTCCTCCTTGAACCGGGTGTCGATCGTGGTCTGCTCGGACGAGAACACCGCTTTCTGGGAAGATATCTGAAGGCCGATCCCCCCGTTCACGCACTCGATAGCGATAGCCTCGTAATCGGTCACGTCGCGGGTGGAGAACTCGAACTCGATGGTCTTACCCGTGGCCCGGAAGTCATCCTTGAATATCTTCAGCGGGATACGCACACGGGCGTCACCCGACACACGGAGGGAAGTGCTATCCCGTTCCGATATCCAGCCGTTCGTCTTGAAGTTGAAGCCGGTCAGATCCGCGGATATATCCCCGTATTTCCACTCGTTACGGTTATTGTCGTTGTTGCTCCGGTTCTGCGAGGTCAGCCAGAGTTGCAGGTTCGCCTTCTCCGGCTCCACGATCACCTCGGCGGGGGATACGGTGAGCGTAAACGTCCGGGAGGCCGCCCCGCTGGATATCTTCAGGGAGAGATCTCCCGACTGGGTTATACGGTAGTTCCACTCGTGCGAGGTGCGGTCTACGCTCTGCGTGGATACCGTGGCGTTGTTCGCCGATAGCGTAACCTCCGATAGCGAGGAGCCCGGCGTATAGACCACGAAGGGGATCGTGAGCCGGTCGTATTGCCGCGCGGCGGTCTGGGCGAAAGAGGAGGCCACGATAGGCGTGTTATCCCCCTCCACGATACAGATAAGGTCGTTGGTAAGCGTGTTGCTCCGGATCAGCTCCTCGTTGATAAGGGCCGTCATGTAGACTTGGAGCAAGTGCGCCCCGTGCGCCTGCTTGGGGATCACGTAGGTCAATTGCCGGTTCGAGGCACTGGTCTCCACCGTTCCCAACTCCTTCCCGTCCAGTACAAAATGCACCGTCTTGTTGATGGCTCCCACGGGCGTATAGCGATACACGATCTCCCCGGAATAGACGAGCGCCGGGTCAATGGAAGAGGATATGGACATGGATATCACCTCGATCGTATAGGATAGGGAACGTGACGATCCCGTGCTATCCTTCACGGTTACCCTTACCGTGTTGGAGCCGGTGATCAAGTGTTCCGTAGGATCGAAATAATTATTGCCCTGCGAGATGGATACCATGCCCACCTTCTGGCTGTTCACGGTGTAAGTGGCCGTTCCCGGCCCGGTCTCGGAACCGTCATCCTGATAGACGCTCGTGAAATTGTATCCCACGGTGACGGCGGCCCCCTCTACCGTGGTGATGAGCGTATCGGTGACGCTCACGAGTTTCATGGTCACGCCGCCACCACCACCTCCACCTCCGATCTCGGAGAGGTTCTTCACCGTCCAGAGCGAGCTACCGGCCTCTTGCACCAGCACACGGGACTCGTCCGGATCTTGGTCTACGATATCATCCACGTTGGTAAGCTCGCCCAGCGAGCTTACCCCGCCGCCCCCCCCGCTTCCGGAGCCTACCGGGATAGCGTCCGATACGACAACGCCCCCGGAGGTAAGATACAGATTACCGTCTTTCGAGTAGCCGTTATCCACCTTCTTCTCCAGCAATTTCTTGATCGCCTCCAGCTCCTTGGCATAATCCCCGTCCAATTTACCGAGCAAGTCTTTCAGCCGGACCTTCACGTAAGAGACGTTAAGGCCTTTCTCCTCCAAGGCCGGCAAAGAGTTTACGAAATCCATGCTCTCCGCTACACGGAGATCCTCTACGCTAAGGGATCCCGCCTCTATAGCGTTCTTTACGATCGGGGTTAAAGTCTCGACCAGTTCTTTAATTTCTTCGAGAGTATATGCCATGGGATCAAGATTGCTTATAGGGTTACCGTCTCGTTAAATATCCTGTCGAAAGCGTTTTGTACCTTCGTATACGCGCTTATCCATTCCTCTCCGGTAAGGCTGTCCGGGGATTCTTGGAAGAAAGAGAGCCTTTTGTTACGATCAGCGGACGCATACCCGATACGGGTACCGGCATCGTATATGTAGGCATCTATATGCTGGAATGGCTCGCTTTCCTTACGGGATGCCTCTATCTTTACGAAACCCGTGGAAGATAGGGCTTCCGTCAAGGACTTATTGATTGTCGTTGTTTCCATTTTTCTTTGTTTTAGGGGTTAGTAACTCGTTCATGGCATTTTTCAAGGGGGCGATAAAGGATGATCCCATGATGATCTCCTTGATGGACTCAGCCATAGGTCTCGGAACATCGATAGCTTCCTTGCTGTAGTATATCTTCTTTCCGAAATCAGAGACAGCGATATCCGCCGTACGTCCATAGACCAAGTTTCCTACCTCTTTTGTCAAGTCAATCACTACGGGATCGCCTTCTACCGTAGCGTTAATACTTACTTTACTGAAATCTACTTTCATAATTCTACTGTTTTTAAAAAAATCTATGATCCTAATAAAATATTTCCGTTATCATCGGTCACTCCGACGATTATGCCGCCCATAACACGAAGACGGATATTGTCTAAGTCGAAATCTGCGGGGTTGAAAGAAACTCCGGGATAATGATAGCGGTACATGTCAGAACTCTTATAAATAGAAAATCCGGAACAACGCATTTGGCCCGTAGCAAATACCGACCCACTGAAAAAGCCTGCGTACTTAGATCCATCCGGAGGAAAATTCGATCCCCATCCGTCTGTTGATCCATATATGGCTACGCCAAAAGTGTTGCATATACCAGATATGCATGCATGGATATCAGCGGAATTGCTCCAAGCCCCTACCATGGTTTTACAACTTGTTCCGGTATTGTATGTATATCCTCCCCCTACTGTCAGCCTAAAGGAGGTATTACCGAAATAGTCAGATCCAGTCCAGTTAAGACCATTATAACTATTCAAGGAGAACGCACCGATACTCAAGGTACTGCCTACGACAAGGTCTTTAACGTTTATCAAGTCCGCTTGAATATACCCTCCCGCTATAAGCGTCTGTCCGTTTATTATCACGCTCGCCAATTTGTTCGCTCCCACACTGGCGCTACCTGTAAGTTTTCCTGTTAATTCCGCTTGAAGGGCTTTGGCCAGGTCTTCTTTTGTGATAGACCCACTTTTCGTATAACCTAAAAGAGTGTTGTTTAAGGTAGTCAGATTGACCTTGTTCGATATTTCTTGACTTAATGCCCAAGACAGATCATCGGATGAGACACCATCTTTCCACGCCATCGATCCTAGATCACCTGAGTTAACCTTGTTCTTGATCGTATTCTGGGTGCTTAGGTCAAACATGGCAAATGTCACGAAACCGTTCAAATTGAGTCGGCTAGCGTTTATCTTGATCGTCTCCGCCGTCTGGTTGATGCTCGATATAATACTATCCTTAGATACCTTCAGATTAATATTGTCAGCGTTCACCTTGATAGCCGCCTCCATCTCGGTTTTCAGCCCGGATACGTCGGTCTTCTTGGCGTACAGCGTCAAGCTCTCATCCACACCGTCCAGCTTTAAGCCTAGGCTTGTCACTGTCTGGTTTATGCTGTCAGTCTTCGTCACGTACAAGGATAATGTGCTGGTCGTATTATCCAATTCTACCCCCATCTCCGTCACCGTCCCGCTCAACGTGTCGATCTTCAGGGCGTACATGCCTATCTTCTCGTCCGTCTGCAAGAACTTGGTGGACATTTCCAACCGCAAGTCCTCCACGGGATGCGTGGACATCTGGACGTTGTAGATATATATTTCCCCCGTATAATTCAAGATGAAATCACCTGTTCCGTTCCATTTGCCGGAAAATTCCTCTTGAACGAAGGTATCCGTAATCGCCAACGATTTGCTTACGTAAAGGCCCTGTTCGGAGAATCCGGACGTTAACGTACCGGCGGTCTTTACCATGTACATGAACGATACGTAATAGCTAGGCCATACCTTCGTCCCGTCGGGCATTTCCAGTTGGCCGTCCGGTTTGTTCTTCAGGTAGGAGTTTAATTGCTTTACTCCCGAGTTCTTGATATAAAGGGCCTTGCGGCTGGATACCTCCACGATTCCTGTAACCTTATCCTTCTCAGCGTAGAAGGAATCGTTCACGGCCATAAAACGCTCCTTCACCGTGAATAGCGAAACGTCGTTACCGAGTACCCATCCTACCGTATCAGCGGAGAAAGAGGCGTTCGTGAGGCAATTATCCTTCTCCGATAGCTCGTAGCGCACGGAAGACATCTCGCTGGAAAGCCTGCCTTCCACGATATCGAACTTGGTCTTCACGTTCTCCCCCGTATCGAGCATGAACTGCCCACGGGCGTAAAGATTCTCCACGTATATACCATCGCCCTCCAGCCTCCCGAAATAAGGCGTTACCAGACCGTTCATGTTTCCCACCCGTACCTTCACGCAGTTTTCCGGATCGGTCTTCATCCCACGGATCACGTCCATGTAGGGCGTGCCGAACTCATCCACCGTGGTGATCTTCATGATGCCGCTGCGGGTGGAGTTATCTGGATTGTCCACACGGCAAAGGGTATCCCTCTTGGCGATGTCCGACAGATTTCCAACGAAATTCGTGAAACGGAGCCAGTCCAGACGGTTCTCGCCGTCGGAGAGGTCCCCTACGGCCACTTCCACCACCTTCAGCTCGTACGACTTGGTCATCTTGTAGTCGTTCTGCAAGGTAGGATCGCCTTGAAACTGCTGTACCATGAGGATATCGCCTTCCCGGAACGGGTTGTACAACCTGCCCCCGTCGGTATCCAAGTAGATCCGGCCGGTCTCCGGGTCGTAATGATCCACCTCCATCATTCCGGCGAAGATGCGGTTGTCGTTCTCGCCAAGCAGTTGCGAGACCACGAACGTATATACTTTAAGCTCGTTGCGTACCGAGATCGAATCGATCTCTAACTTGTATTTAGTCTCCTCCACACCGGCGGCGTTCGTCACCTTGTAAGGCGCTATCATGAATCCCGTCCCGTTCGGGAAACCGGAGGCGAATGTAGGAGAGGAAAGGGAACCGGCGAACATGGAGTCATGCTTCACCTTCAAGTCCTTCACCCATGCCGTGCCGTCGGCGAAGATACGGAAACCGTTCTCGTGCTTGAAACTGTCAGCGTCACGGTCTGAGTAGATGGAGGATTCCAGCCCGCTTAAGATTATGTCTTTTTCGAAAGTGATGTTACCATGCGCCGTATCATCTATATCTTTTCTTAAAAAGCGATCATCAAGTGCGGATATAGGCTTTAGTATCTCCTTCAAGACTCTAAGAGCAGTGAAAGCGTTCTCATCGGACGGCTCTGTCAGATCATCTAATTTTATATGATAGAAATCGTCTCCCGGTCCACCCGATCCTCCTGCTCCGTTGACGATAGCCCTCCATATCTCTCCAAGTTCGCTTATGATGCCGTTCCTTATCGTGTCATGTATTACACCAAAAGACGTAACGGATGCTTTCGGGTTATGCGGATCAAAGGCCGGGAATAATACCCCCTCGCCAAGCTCTTGCCGTGGGAGCTCAGCTAAGCGAGGGGGAAAAATAAAATCCGGCGAGGAGAGGTTTGGAACCGTTAGATTATCCGGAAGCTCTTTCTCGTTACGGATAAGGTTCAGGTATCTCGAGATCTCCGAGAGTCGGTACGTGAACGTATAGGAGCTCGGGAGATCGTTGGAGGTGTAGGTGGCGTCGCTCTCGGTGACGATTATTCTCCGGATCATGGACGCCTCGTATATATACTTGGCCCGGCTGGGGAAAAAATCCAGCAACCAACGGCGGGAGTAATCATCGAGGAATCCCGTGTTCTTAACGAACTTACGATCGGTCTCCACGTCATACTCGGACAGGTTCTCGCCCAGTTCCGCTATCAGGTGGCCATGCTCCGCCTGCAGACGGTTCACCCCATGGGCACGGAAGGTGTCCATACCGCCCAGACTGTTCTCGAAAAGGAACCATTGCTCGTCCTCGGAATGGATATCCGTGAATTTATAGAATTGCGATACGCTCAGTCTCGCTCCGCCGGCCTCGGCGTAAACCTCGAGATAGCTGGGGTACTTGTTCCCGAATAGCTTGGCTACGATCGCGTATTGGAGATTGAGTGTCACGCACTCGCCGGCGGTCATTCCCTTCAAGGAGGTCGTGCTCGACGAGTTGTCCGGGAACGTGGCCTTGACCTTTACCGTGCAGTCCGATATGGCGTAGTAGGTCAACCACTCCGGTGAGTAATAGGTCACCTCCTTGACCTTTGGCTGCCACGTGAGGAAGTGGGACTTCAACCAGTTTCCCGGCGTGTCCGCCAGATCCGCTATCCCGCACCGGATCGCCCGGAACGAGTGGGAGGTCCCGTCTATCGTGGCCGTGAAATCGGCGAATATGGTATTTTGGGAATAGATCTCTTGGGCCGTGTCCAAAGTATAGCTCAATTGGCTTTCCACCACCTCTCTCACGTCGATCGTGACCATCTTGTCCGGCCCGGGCTCGTAGCTTTGCTCGAGCAAGGTGGCCGTTCCTTTCTTCAAGATGAAAGAGACGGCCTCTTTTGCCCCCAATACAAATTTCCTCATGTTCCCGGACAGGCTCAGAGCGTCTGGTTTGTCTATGATCGTTGCCATTTGCGATTATTTTACCCCCAAAAGTATGGGTATCGGATGGTCCGATAAAGGACAGTTACCGGGTCACGGGCTCGAGCCACACGGTCAGGGTACCGTCCTCCGGATCGGTCGGCCCGGATGCGGAGCCACGGCTATAGAATTGCACGGGATAAGTGGCTTGATGGTATTTCCCGCCCTGCACGTATTGGTATGCGCTGGGCGGGGCGTAGTATATGGTCACGGGTTCCTCCTTGAATACCCATCTTCTTTTCACGCTGTCGCTGGCGTTGGACCGGGAGTAGTTGACCTTCCATTTATATTTGGATACATGGGAGGCGAACCGCTCCGTCTCGGCCATGGCCGTGGATACCGGCTCGTAAAGCCTCGTGGTAAGGAACGTGGATTCCAAGGGTTCCCGGGAACCCGGGCTATATTGTATGGCGGAGGGAAGCAGCTCCTGTCCCTCGATCGTCACCTTCCTGTACTCGGAGAGCGATACCTTTTGGATGTCACTGAGAAGCATGCTCGCTTTTATCTCGAGCAGAGAGTTCCGGAGCAGGGAATCGTAATTTCGCCAGAACCGTTCGAAAAGCCCGTCCGGGCCGTGGTAGGCGAGCGTATAGTTCCAGAGCTTGTTTCCATCTGCGTCATGATTGAGGATCGTCCCGTAGTCCAGTTTCCCGGCATGGAATACGAACGCCGGCATGGGTTTCAACTCCTCGTTATCCTCCGCCTCGCCTACCACCTCAGACGTGGAGTCATTCACGGAATCCATGATGATGGAGGAGTTCAACGATCTTCCGGTCCCTATATAAATCCCGAGATGCGGGATGGCCCCGGCTCCTCCGCTGCCAAAAGCAGGTGTATAGACCATCGCCGGTAGCACGTCCGGGGATTCCTTGCTCTCCGTCTCCAGTGTCCCGCCGGCGTAATAATCCATCGTGACCAGACCGATCCGTTGCGTGACCGGCGTGATCCCCTTGTAACCTCTCCGGACAAACTCACCCGATATCTGGTTATACTCCACGTCCGGGTATTTCTTTAATAGGTCTACCAAGGTACTGAACTCCTCGTTCTCGTTCCCTGTTGCTCTTCCCGTCGTTGGCATCGGGCGCTCGCTCTCCTGTTTCTCTTCCGGCGGCGTGAGCCGGTCACAGGTAAGCTTTAACTGCTTGAAGCTCGAGGGATGGTTGACGGTATATTTACCGGCTACGCAATCCGTGAGGTCGCAGGAGGGTGTCTCGTTCAGGTTCTCATCGAATAGCACGATACGGATGGTCTTGCGGGTCTCGTCCGGGATGAACTCGCAGCAGAATTTATACCGGTATACGTCCAGTATCGTCTTGATCATGCAGTCCGGGACGATCTGGGAGTATCGGATCTCGCCCTTTACGATCGTATCGATCGTGTTGTTCAAAAAAACCATGTCCTTGAATGGGGTGGTGCGGGAAAAGAAGGAGTCCTCCAAGGTGTAGCCAAGATAGGCGAATATCTCCTCCAATAGATGCAATCCACGGATGAAGGGGGATATGTAGAATCCCGGAGCCAACCGGATCGTTTTCTCATCGACTACCTCCGTCCGCTCCACGTCGTTGTAAAGACGGGGATATCCGTCCGGTCCCGGATCACCGGTGGCGTTTAAAGAACCGGACTCTAGGATGGCCGGGAACAAGGCGAATCGGTCGTCATGTGTAATGAACAGGTTCCGGCAGAAGGATATCGCCTCGCTGACAGACGCGAACTTGATAACCTTGTCCTTAAAGACCGTGGATAACGGTACATCCTTGATCTTCTCGTAGAACGCTCCGGTATTGAGGTAGAAGCTGGTCTCGATCCCGGTCTTCCGGTTCGCCGACAGGATGGCTTGACGGCAGGGGATGGAGAATACCCCGTGCTGGATCATGGCGTTGATCCGCTGCGAGGCCTTGCTGATCCCGGCCATGTTATCCGGATAGATGAGTAGTTCCCTATTCCTGTCCGTGGGAGGGAGTGTTACCGGTAAGCTCTGCTCTCCGTAATCGTTAAAGAACGGGTTCATCCGGGATAAGGTCAATTGGATGTCTCCTAGGTCGTAAGCCTTGCCGGATTCGTGAATGATGTCCATCTTATTTGCCTCCTATCTTTTTGGATTTGTCCAATGTCTTTTGGGCGGCCTCGATATCGCTGTATACGACATAGCATCGAATTCCATCCCTCAGTTTTTGAAGAATTGCCCGTAATAAACGAGGATCAACATTCTCTTCTTGAACGTTAGTTTTCAAATCAGTAAATAACTGGTTACCACTACCATCCTTTGTTTTTACGATAGAACCTCCAGACTCGAATCCAGCCAAACGTTTGCGCATCATCTGATTCATGTCTACAGTACGGATTTCTCCTTTTTCTTGAGCCTCATTAAGTACATTGATAAAAGGTCTTACTGTGGGATTCTCCAACGCATCATTGCTAGCGACCCATTCCTTACTATGACCAATAGGACCTTCACCGACAATAACCGTAGGCTGATCAATAAATCCTCGCTTATCAGGATCAACAGAAGCCCTAAACTCTTTCCCATCTTGAGAGCGTACGACATCCATGTAGCCACCAGATTGCTTCCCAGTCACTACCCGAGCCCCTGAGCCTCCACCAGATCCACCATCTGTACTATCAACTGTCATATTCATCACTTTCTTACGCTCGGCGTTAGCTGTTGCGATCTGAGCCGCACCAGTCGCAGTCAACATAGCCGCCGCAATCGCTCCCGCCACAGGTCCCATTTGGGCAAAGGCCTGCATAATGGCAACTGCCGTATTTGCTATAATCTCGGATACCTTAATAGCAAACTGTACACCCGCATATTTTTTCTGGACTTCCAGTTTCTTTGCTTCTTTTTCTTTCTCCAGTCTGGCAACTTCTTCAGTATTGTCTCCTGCCCTTTGGATCTCAGCATCGTATTTAGCGTCAATATTAGCAATTTCCGCTTCTTGCAAGGCATTAATGGCCCCAGAGAACATATTGGCATAATAATCGAAGCTATTTTTTAGGTATTTGACTTTTATCTGGTTTTTAGCCTTCTGATACTCCTCTTCTGAGATTAATCCCTCATCATGTTGCTTCTTGAGTTGCGCCATTTCCAGATCATATTCATCTCGCATAGATAGCAAGCCATACTGAGAACGAATCTGATTACGTTTATCCTCCTCTTGCTGTAATATATTTGTCTTGGCTTTCTCATAGGCCGTATCCAACTCCAAGGTACTCATTTGCTCCTTTTCGGCCATTTCTTTCCTCGCTTTATAAGCATCCTCCAGAACCTTCATCTGCAATTCTGTCTCTTCGCCGACAGTTGTCAGTTTAAATTCAGACTTAAAATCTTTAACAAGATCCTGAAGCTTTTTTTGTTGAGAAGATCTAGCCTTCGCCGCCTCGAGATCCGCAGATAAGACAGCATCGTTCGCTTCCTTTATGGCCTCGGCTTTCAAAGAGCCAGAGGAAAGCTCCAATGAAGTGGCATCTGATTGATATTGCTTATTTATTTTGAGCCGGGCTTCCGCATGCGCTGAATCCGCAGAGAGTACCAGCATCTTATATTGTTGCTGTGTAATCTTTTTATCCGCTAAAGATTTCTCAAATACAACAGTTTGTGTCTTATAGGATTCATCTTCTATTTTCAGTTGTTTATCACGGTTGTCTTTTAATACCTTCAATATCTCAGCCTCCCGTTTTTGAGTGATATCAAGTTGAACATTGCGAGCGTCATTCAATTGCTTATCAATAGAGGATAGAGTTTTAGGATCTGATGTCTTTTTTCGAAAGCTCTCCAATGCTTTTATCCTCTTTTCATAATAAACC